ACGGCCACGACGGCAAACCGTCCAAGCGAAAAAACCAAATTGAGCCCCTGTGGAAAAAAGATCAATTCGTGAACATGGTCCGGGCGGATTTTCCTGAGCTTTTCGCGGAAGAGGCTGATTGGTCCTTTACCAATGGCGAAGGGTGGGCAGCATGACTTACGACGAGCTAGAGCAAGAAAACGCAGAATTGCGGTGGCGTCTCGACGGCCTGCTAGGCACTGGCCTGCTTTGTCCGATTTCCGATTTGAACGGCAAAAAATTTAGGCTGGTGAATGTTCTGGCCGCACGCGCGCCTAATTTCGTGACGTATGAGGCTTGCCTGTTCGCGATGTACGACCAGCCCCACGAATGCGACATCAAGCGAAACACGGTCAAAGTGTTCATGCACAATGCCCGCAAGGCGCTGAAGCCTGCCGGGATAACGATAGAGACTGTTTGGGCGCGCGGCTATCGCATGAGCGCTGCCGATGCGAAAAAGTGGAAAACGCTGGTGAACCAGGCCAACGGTCTGGAGCGTGCAGCATGAAGCACCGCGACCAATACGTTGAAGGCTTCAAGGCTGGCTCTTTGCTTGGCTTCACCGCTGCGAGCATCTGCTTTGCAATTTTTGTTTTGTTTCAATGGGGGGTGCTGTGATGAAGCACATACAAAGAAACCGCATGTCAGCCCTTTGGCTTACGGCCTGCGCATATGGGCCTTGGATGCTTTTCGCTATTGGCGTGTGGCTTGCGATGGGGGTGTGTGATGGACTTTAAAGAAAAGGCTGCGCTTTGGCTTCTTGTATTGTTTTTGATGGCAATGGTCACAGCGTTAGCGCAATCCGTACACGGCGTTCTTCAAGACCATGAACAACGCATTTCTGATCTTGAAGACGGAAACCCAACCAATGACTGAACCAACAGAGATGATCGAGCGCATGGCTAGGGCGATTGCCGACAACATAGGGCCGTCATTCGACAACCTGCACAAAAACAAACGGCACTGGATCGAGACACGCGGGATTTTTGGCGACGAACACCGAGACGTTAACGGGCCTTTTCGGGATGACTGCATGGAGGCCGCCCGCGCAGCCCTCTCCGCACTTCAAGAGCCTGACGCGCGGATGGTTGAGGCGGGCGGGGCGATATTCGGCTTTGGTGGCGACCCTGAAAGCGCCGAAAGAGTTTTCACCGCAATGATCAAAGCAGCGAGGGGCGACCAATGAGCCAGACTGTTAAGCTACAACGGGCATATGTGACTCGAAGAAACGATGCGGACAATTCGCTGTGGTCTCAGGAAGAGGCCGAGCGCCTTGCCCTGATCGAAGGCGATGCAGAGGAGGCGCACCGCAGGCGCATTGCTGCGCAGTCGCTCAAGTCAAAGCAACGCAGGCGCTCGGAAGTGAAGCCGATTGCTTTCGGCATTATCCGCGAGCTGGGCAGTCGGGACAGCATTGGCAACATGCTGAAAGACCGCTTTCTCGAGGAACGCCACGGGCGGACGGCACTTCGCTTGCGTGATTACATGGTCGCGCGGCAGGTCACTATGGCAGCAGGGGGAAACCTAGTCTTTGTCGATGGCGGCCAGTCAGGCGGGATTGAGAGCAAGATCCACGCCTTGCGTCAGGCGTCAGCGGCGCTTGCTGCGGGTGAGGCGACATTGCCCGGACTGGACTTCGTAAAGCCTGTCACGGGCCTTGTGTGCGGGCATATCACGATCCGTCAGGCGTCCGGGCAATTGAGGGGCCGCACGAAAGACGTAGAGAACCGCATTAAGGCCGCGCTGAAAGCGTATCTGGAAGCCGCAGAACCATTTTTCGGAGCAGGGTCATGAGGGGACTAGCTTCGTTTTTGTTTGGCTTCTGTGGTGGTGTTGCCCTAATGTCCTGTGGATTTGCTCTCGTATTCGCGATTGATGGGCTTGTGAAATATGCGCTCTCAAAATCTGAGTTGGCGTTGCATTCTGATGCTTCTTTTTACGGATTTGCGGTCGGATGCTTCTTCTTAGTCATTGTTGCCATATTTTTGCGGGAACACGCGGCTTGACGGGAACGCCAAATCAGTCATAATTCCCACAATCGCAGAGCTAACAGCGCTCGCGAAGGGCAATCTCCCAAAATTCAATTCCAAAGCGGCAGGGCTGGCGGGCGTGTGTTTAACGTTTCTTCGCTGCTAACTGGGTGCCGCTCTTTTTTATATCAGGGGCTTTCAATGCATATCGAAGACAGAACAGTGACCACGTTTGCCGTTGTCGATGGCGACAAGGAATGGACGTTCGACACAAACGACGAGGCAACCGCATTCATTTATGGCTATGAAGTCAGCATGGAGTCAACGCTAGCCAATAAGGCTTTCACGCCGCACACGGCTGTAGCGGATGACCCTGAGCCAATCGAGCCTATGACTGACTTGAGCGGTATTGACTACAGCCCTGCATTCGAAGGTTACGAGCCTAACGGCTCCCTTCCAGAAACGGATTAACAAGTTACCGGCCCGGCACTTTTCCTTTTATTTTCATTATAGGGATCAGCCCCCCCCCAATGCTGGGCCGGTAAACCTAACCCAAATTTCAAAACAGGAGGCCAGTATGGCTCAAGTAAACGTGGACCCTAAGTCGGCAATTGACTTTGGCGGTAAGTCTCTAGCAGCGCTAGGCGCGTTTCTTTTGGCGGATTCAATCTTCTTGCCTGACGTGTCTGTCACGCCGGGTTTCATTGCTCCGCTTGTCGGCTGGATCGTTTGCGGCGGCGCTGCGGTTGTCGCTTGGCGGCTGGTTAAGCCTTAGAGCGCGGTCATGATTGACGATGAACGACCCGTCCCAGAACAGGATCAAAAGACAGGCCGATTTCAACCGGGTAATAACGGCGGGCCTGGCCGACCTAAAGGCTCACGCAATAAATTAGGCGAGGCTTTCCTTGCTGACTTCCTTAGTGATTGGGAAGAGCATGGCGTGACAGCCATTCAAACAATGCGCGCTGATCGGCCTCATGAGTATGTGAAAGTTGCTGCATCGATCCTTCCAAAAGAACTGAACGTGAAAGTGTCCGAGTTTGACGAACTCACTGACGACCAACTTGACAAACGCATTACCGCACTCGCTGACGCGCTCCGACTTGAAATTGGAGCTAGCAAAGCTGATGGCGGAAAAACAAAAGCGTTGCCAAGAAAATCGCTTAATTGATTATCAGCCTTACGCCAAGCAACGTGAGTTTCACAAAGAGTTGCAGCGCGAAGCTTTGCTTATGGCTGGCAATCAGCTTGGCAAAACGTATTGCGGGGCAGCTGACACAGCGTTTCATCTGACGGGCCTTTATCCAGATTGGTGGGAAGGTCGGCGCTGGGAACGTCCTGTGCGCTGGTGGGCAGCGTCTAAAACTGGCGAAGTCACTCGCGATGGTGTGCAACGATATCTTGTTGGCGAGCCAAAGGATGAAAGTCAGTGGGGGACGGGCATGGTTCCTAAAGACTGTCTGTTATCCTCTAAGCGCCGTATGGGCGTTGCTGACGCGCTGGATAGTATCACGGTTAGGCATGTTTCTGGCGGGATTAGCACGCTTGGTTTCAAGTCTTACGACCAGGGCCGTCAAAAGTGGCAAGGTGAGACACTAGACGGCGTTTGGTTTGATGAAGAGCCGCCCATGGATATTTACATGGAAGGCTTAACCCGAACGAATGCTACGAAGGGCTTAACGCGCATTACGTTTACGCCTTTGCTGGGGATGTCCGATGTGGTCAGCATGTTCTTAAATGAAGAGGCTTTAGAGGCCGCATGAGTCGCTCCGTCATCCGCATGACGATAGATGACGCGGAACATTACACACCGGAAGAGCGTCAAGCGATTATTGATAGTTACCCGCCGCATGAGCGGGAAGCGCGGGTTAAAGGCATTCCTTCGATGGGTTCGGGTCGCGTGTTTCCTATCGCGCAAGAGCAGATCGAGTGCGACCCAATGCCAATCCCTGACGAATGGGTTCTGATCAACGGCATAGATTTTGGCTGGGATCACCCAACGGCTGCGGTGCAGCTTGCTTGGGATCGTGACGCAGACTGTCTTTATGTCACGAAGGAATACAAGCAGCGTGAGGCAACTCCGATTATTCACGCGGCGGCAATAAGAGCCTGGGGTGAATGGGTGCCTGTTGCCTGGCCGCATGATGGATTGCAACACGATAAGCAATCAGGCGTAACGTTAGCGGATTCTTACCGCGAGCAACATTTAGAAATGCTGGCAGATAAAGCCACGTTTGAAGATGGCAAAAACGGCTTGGAAGCTGGCGTGATGGAAATGCTGGAACGAATGCAAACTGGCCGCTGGAAAGTGTTTAGAAGCTGTCAAGCGTGGTTCCAAGAGTTTAGCTTATATCACCGCGTTGACGGGCTGATTAACCCAATCAAAGACGACCTTTTGGCGGCGTCTCGATATGCGATGATGATGAAGCGATTTGCAGAAAATAAGCCGAAGCCTCGCGGCAATAAGCGGAAGGACAATAGTGGATGGATGACGCTGTAAAAGCTTCCGGCTATGACGACGAAGACGAGCAAGAGTCTGCGGAATCTGCGGCTGATACGTTTTTAGACAAGCGCCGCGCTGAGTTTGAGCGGGATCTGGAAGCAGATCGCGACAACCGCCGGGAAGCTTACGACGATTTGCGCTTTGTGGTTGATCCGGCAACGCAATGGGACAGCCGCGACAGGCAAAACAGAGAAGCAGAGAACCGACCTTGTCCTTCGCTTAATCGTCTTGTGCCGTTTCTAAAGCAAGTGACTTCCACAATACGCACAAACAAGCCCGAGATAAATCTAAAGCCTGTTGAGACTGACGACCGCAATATCGCAGAATGCTTCGAGGGTGTAATCAACCACATTGAGCGCAATTCAAACGCTGCCCGCCAATATGCAGCATGGGCAGATGATGGCGTTGCTTGCGGCATTGGTCACTTGCGCGGCTCAATTGTTGAGTCAGAGATTAACCCGGATTTCCTGGATGCAGAACTAGAGTGCATTGAAGATCCGTTGAGCGTGATCTGGGATAGCAGTTCAGTGAAAGCCAATCGCTCTGACGCGCGACGGTGCTGGGTGATTGACTACATCCCAGATGAAGAGGTTGAAGACGAGTTTCCAGATGCGCAAGGCGAGTGGCCAGACGAAGAGGAATCAACCGCTTGGACTGATTGGCATGACAGCGAGTCCGAAGAAACGCGAATTTGCGAATATTATTGCGTGAAAACCGAAAAGGTTCGCCGGTTTGAAGATCCGATGACGGGCGAAAGCATAATAGTTCGCGGCGAAGACGAAGCGCCCGAGGGTTTGGTGCCTTTGGTTGAAACCACCGAAAAGGTCTGCCGCGTTTGGTTGCTTACAGGCGGTAAAATCCTGCGCGGCGGATTAGATGGCGAGATTGTGCCAGGCGGTCGCATCCCGATTTT